CACGAAAACAACCACATACAGATGCAACGAATGGTTAGACGATGCAGACAGGCGGTTGTTTGAAGAAATGAAAAAGAACAATCCAAGGCGGTTCCGTATTGAAGGTGACGGCGAATGGGGAATTGCAGAAGGATTGATATACACCAATTTTGAAATGGTCGATTTTGATGTGGAGCAGGTAAGACAAACTCCCGGTATCAAATCGGCTTTTTCTTTGGACTTTGGTTTTACTGATCCAAACGCTTTTATATGTTCCATGGTGGATAACAATGCAAAGATAATATACATCTTTGATGAATGGTATCAGACAGGCACCACCAATCAGAAGATAGCGGAGCAGATAAAGGCCATGGGATATGGGGGACAGAGAATCGTGTGCGATAGTGCAGAGCCAAAATCAATCAGAGAGTTATGCGATTATGGTCTTAGGGCAGAGCCGTCAAGAAAAGGCCGTGACAGTGTAAATCATGGTATTCAGCAGATACAAAACTACAAAATTATCGTGCATCCACGGTGCATGGAGTTTTGGAAAGAGATAAATAACTACTGTTGGAAGAAAGATAAGTTTGACAAGCCGACAGATACACCGGAGCATGAGTTTTCGCATGGTATGGATTCACTTAGATATGGTGTGGCTGACCTGCTTATGGGTTCAACATACAGTTTCGATTAAATAGTTAAAACATTCCGAGAGAAAGCGGAGTAGGGATTGGATGAATCTGCCTCTTGGATAGATTTTATAGGAAGGGAGCATTCCATCCATGCTCCCAACCGAATTTTGGCAGGGTAGAGAAGTCCGGGAATCTCGCTAGGTTCATAACCTAGAAATCGTGGGTTCGAATCCCACTCCTGCAATCAAAACAATATATTAAGGTAGGTGGAACACGAGTGGCACTTTTCGATTTGGCTGTATCAGCTGCAAGAAAACTGAATAGATTTGCAACCAAAAAGGCAACAGATGGCATGAACGATTTGTCTTATTTGGAAATGGAAATATCGAATTGGATGGCATCGCCGGAGCGTAGAGAAGCCATGAACGGCTTTTTGTATTATGACGGCTATCACGACATCCTTTATAAGAAACGGCTTGCTATTGGCAAGGATGGGGAGTTGGTAGAGGTAAAGAACCTTCCGAACAGAAAAGACATCGACAACCAATATGCCATTGCCATTGATAAAAAGGCAAATTACTTCCTGGGTAAGCCTATCTCTTTTGAAGGGGATAATGAGCAGTATAATGAATTGCTGCGTGGTATCTTCGATAAAAAGATGATGAAGCGGCTTAAAAATATGGCCAAGAAGTCCATGAAGGGTGCTATTGCTTGGGTATTCCCTTACTACAACGAAAAAGGGGAATTGAAGTTCAAAGTATTCCCGGCATACGAGATATTGCCGTTTTGGAAGGATTCAGAACACGAGGAACTTGATTATGCGGTAAGGCTGTATGAAGTCATCGAATACAAGGGCAAAGAGAAGAAAACTGTTGAAAAGGTAGAGATTTACAAGCCGGATGGAGTATATCGCTATATTCGTTCTTCCGATAAACTCAAACCGGATACAGATGCAGGGGAATATGAGAGTTATATCTCATTAAACGGCATCCCTTATAATTGGGATAGAATCCCTTTGATTGCGTTCAAGTACAATGACAATGAAATTCCCTTGATTCGCAGAGTTAAAGGCTTGCAGGATGCCATCAACGAACTTATGTCTATGTTCCACAACAATATGCTTGAAGATAACAGAAACACTATTCTTGTTATTGAGAACTACGATGGACAGGACTTAGGCGAATTTAGGCAGAATTTGAGCCAATATGGTGCCGTTAAGGTTAGAACCGGGGATGGTGCCAAGGGTGGTGTTACTGCTCTTGCTGTGGATGTAAACGCAGGCAACTATCAGGCAATATTGGATTTGCTTAAGGTTACCTTAATTGAAAATGCTCGTTCATTTGACGGAAAGATGCTGAAAAGCGGCACCGAATCAGATGAACATTCTTTCTATGTATCAGGAGATTGATATTGATACAAACGACTTTGAAGCGGAATATCAATCAGCCTTGGAAGAACTGATTTACTTTATCAATGTTCATTTGTCCTTAACCGGGCAGGGCGATTTCTTTGAAGAGGAAGTGAAAATCATCTTCAATAGGGATATGCTGATGAATGAATCAGAAATTATGGGTACTCTTACAAGTGCAGGTGTGAAGATTTCCAACAGGACATTGCTTAGTCAGGTTCCCTTTATTGACGATGTGGACGAAGAAATGGAGCAGATTAAGGCAGAAACCGAAGAAGCCATGGAAGAGTATCAGAAGGCATTTCCACAGCAGGGTAATAACAAAGCGGTAGGCAACGAAGAGGATGAAGAAGAGGAAGACGAAGAATAGAGTTTTTGAGGTTGGGTGTTTGTAAATGGCGAGAAGTAGGGAATATTGGGAAGAGCGTTTCGCTGATTTGGAAGAAGCACAATCCGAAAGGGGAGCGGAATACTTCGCTGAACTTGAAAAACAGTATAAAAGAGCATCTGCAAGCGTTCAGAGAGATATTGAGCGGTGGTATGCACGATTTGCCGATAATAACGAAATCAGCATCCAGGAAGCAAGGAAACTTCTTTCCGGGAATGATTTGGAAGAGTTTCGGTGGAATGTTATGGACTACATCGAGAAAGGCCGTACATTAAACATATCAGACCAATGGGCAAGACAGTTGGAGAACGCTTCTGCAAGGGTGCATATAAGCCGATTGGAAGCAATCAAATTGCAGATGCAGAACCATGTAGAAGTGCTTTATGGTAACGAAATGGACGAGTTTTCCGAGGTTATGAGGGAAATATACACCGAAGGATACTATCATACGGCCTACGAAATCCAAAAGGGATTTAATATTGGTTATGATCTGATGCGGTTGGACACCAACAAAGTCGAAAAGGTACTATCTAGGCCTTGGGCGGCAGATGGTTCCAATTTCAGCGATAGAATATGGAAACAGAAATCGCAGTTGGTTTCAGAACTGCACAACAACCTTACACAGGCTATTATGAGAGGGCAGAACCCTCATGCAGTTACAGAAGCAATCGCAAAGCGGTTCAATGTCAGCAGAGGACAGGCAGGACGGTTAGTAATGACCGAATCTGCCTTTTTTAATTCAGCATCTAACCGGGATTGTTATAAGGATTTGGGTGTGGAACAGTTCGAAATCCTTGCTACATTGGACAAACATACTTCTGATATATGCCAATCACTTGATGGCAAGGTATTTCCTATGAGTGAATATGCCATTGGTGTAACGGCTCCACCTTTCCATGTATGGTGCAGAACTACAACGGTTCCTTTTTTCGATGATGAATTTGAGTTGGGTTCTGAACGAACTGCAAGGGACGAAGACGGAAAAACCTATTATGTTCCGTCTGATATGAAGTATGAGGATTGGAAAAATACCTTTGTGGATGGTGGAAGTAAGGACGGATTAGAAATCATCGGTACAGACCGTGTCCGAAGCAGCGTACAAAAGATGAATAGCGAAGATACAATAGAAGATTTGAAAAAGCAATTTAGCGATATGACTGACGGCTATTCTTATGATGATTTCATAAAAGATTTTGATTCTATTGAAGATGGTTTTGAGGGTTCAGATGATGAAATAATTAAGAAAGCAAAAGAAATAGATGATAAAATCCAATCTTTAAAAAATAGATTGAATAATGGCAATCAATCCTTAGAAAGAACGATTCACACAAGGCAAGAATCAATAGAAATACTTCGGAATTTGGGTATAAAATTCGAAGATAGTTCAACGGATTCTATTTCTGACGAAATATTAAGTAAATATGCTGATTTTATAAGCGATTTCGAAAGCACACATCCTGGATATTTCGCTAGAAACAAACTTGGATTATCATCTGTGACAATCGTCGATGATCTGAAAGTAAATGGAAAGACAGCAGCAGGTGCATATTATAGCAATTCACAATCTATTGAACTAATGAAAAAAGCAATAGGAACAAGGCCGGCTTCAAAACTAATTACTTATTCAAATTCGGATGATTTTGAAATGCATTTCTTTGCTCATGAATATGGTCACTTTGTGGCAGACAGTTTAGAAAAAACCTTTTCAATAACAGACTATGATATTATTCAAAATAGTTTGCTTAGGTATTTTGATGGTGATATATTCAAAGCAAAGACAAGCAACTTGGTGGATGTTTTAGGTTCATATGGTAGTAAAAATGCAAAAGAAGCATTTGCAGAAGCATTTGCAGAAGCCTATACATGCAAAGAGCCTAGACAGTTCGCAAGAATATTCCGGGAAGAATTAGAGCAAGCATTGGCTTCCTATAATACGAAAATTGCAAATGATATTGTTGAAGAACTTGGCGAAAGTATGGCATCAAAAGTAGATGACATTGCGTGGGGTTCAAAAGGAACAAGAATCAGCAACGACCAATACAAAGAAGTTATGTCATACGCAAGAAATAGAGGTATTGAGTTGTCGAATTTTAAGCAGTATGACGGAGATGTGGATAATATTTATACACTAATAGATGATGCAGAAGAAGTGGCAAAACTATATCCGGAAATAACAAGCGGAAGAAGACGATTAACGATTAACCTAGACAGCAATATGGATAGCAGAGATTTTGCAATAACCAGGGGGCATATTATCTCTATAAATGCAAATGCTTATAGAGATGTAGGAAGATTGCAAGAGGAATATCAAAAATTGGTGGAAGAACGATGGTTTGTGCAGGGAACTGATTTCCACTCAATTATAAAACACGAGATAGGTCATGTTGTTGCAAATTATTATGATATCGACGGATTTTCATTGGCGAGTGAAATAACCGGGTTGAAACCTGCGGAACTGATGGAATATTTGGAGAGTAACCTTTCTGAATACTCAGCTTCGCACGCAGACGGAAGAGAAATTGTAGCAGAGTGTTTCTCTTGTATGTACGGCACTGACGGAACAGACAATGAGTTCGTATTGAAATTTATGGAAGAATATGGTAATATAATAAAAAATAGGTAGGGGGTGTTTGGATGACAGCCAATAAAGAAAGCGTATATTGGAAAACCAATAAAGAATGGTATAAAATCAATGATGCAGGCGAGTACGAACTAACCGAAGCAGCAACCGAGAGAGCAAAAAAGAGTTTTGAACTCTACAATTCAAAAAAACAGTAAAAAGCACTTTGCGATCATACAGCAGGGTGCTTTTTTAGTTCAGCAAACCACACGATAAGGAAAGCGGTCTATTGTATAGGCTGCTTTTTTAATGCACATGAGAAAAAGGAAGTGAGAATATGCAAAAGACAGAGAACTACGGCCTTAATAAGCCGGAAAGCACTGATTTTTACGATGTTGAAGATTTCAACAGCAATATGGATGTGATTGATACCAAAATGAAAGAACTGGAATCTGCAAGCGGTCAATCGCAGGCATTGGAAGACCATTTGAATAATAAGGAAAATCCGCATGGTGTAACCAAAAGCCAGGTAGGATTGAGTAATGTTCCGAATGTCAGCACAAACAACCAAACTCCAACCTACACAGTTCCGCAGGAAGCATCTGCATTGGTGTCCGGGGAGAAGTTAAGTGTGGCCATGGGTAAGATTGCAAAGGCTGTATCGAATATAATCAGCCATATTGCGAATAAATCCAATCCGCATTCTGTAACCAAAGAGCAAATCGGAATCTTAACATTTGTCAATAAAATAGTTGCGGCATCTGACTGGGTGGAAGATACCACACTTTCAGGTTATCCCTATAAGGCATCTATTGCGTGTCAAAGCGTTACCGATGCATATAAGCCATCGGTAACTTTATCCTTTGCGGATAGTGATAGCGGTATTTTTTCAAGTTATTGCGACACAGAAAGCGGAGTTGTCAACATATACGCAATGGAAAAACCTAGCGATTCCGTTACTATTCCGAATATTGTATGCGTTAAGATAAATTAAGAAAAGAGGTATTTGAAATGGCAGAAGGAACAGTGAACGTAAGTGCGTTAAATAGTAATTCGCAGGAAAAGATTGACGCTATATATGAGGAAGTAGTTAACAGAGAACTTACTTTACAGATTATCGAAAATAAAGTGGTATATGGTGGTGGGGTA